GGCATAACAGGCACACTCCCTGTCGCTAACGGTGGTACAGGAATCACATCATTCGGCGCAGGAATTGCCACATTCTTAGGAACTCCCAGTAGCGCAAATCTTATTACAGCAGTCACGGATGAAACAGGGACAGGGACATTAGTATTCTCAGCTAGTCCAACATTCACTGGTACAGTAAACGCTGCTGCTTTAACTCTGAGTGGCGATTTAATTGTCAATGGAACAACAACAACAGTTAATTCCAATACCGTATCAATTGGCGATAACATCCTTGTTTTAAATAGTGATGAAGCAGGTACGCCATCACAAAATGCAGGTATTGAAATTGAACGTGGCACATCCACAAACGCCTCATTAATTTGGGATGAAACTGCCGATGTCTGGAAAGCAGGATTGGCAGCAGCAGAAGTTGAGTTGGTTACACTATCGGGAACACAAACCCTGACCAACAAGACGTTAACTAGCCCAACAATGACGGCACCTGCTCTGGGAACCCCAGCATCAGGTATCATGACCAACGTGACGGGAACGGCATCAGGATTAACTGCTGGTAACGTTACAACCAATGCCAACTTAACGGGGCATGTTACCTCAGTTGGCAATGCAACAACAATCACATCAGGAGTTGTAACCAGTGCGATGATTGCTGATCTCACAATTGTCAACGGAGATATCAGCGCCTCGGCGGCAATTGTTGATACTAAACTGGCAACAATTAGTACCGGCGGTAAAGTAAGTAATAGTGCCACGACTGCTACAAATGCCAATACTGCTTCTGCGATTGTTGCTCGTGATGCTTCTGGTAATTTTAGCGCAGGAACAATTACTGCAACGTTGACGGGCGCTGCAAGTTCAGTGGCAAACACATTAACCATTGGTTCGGGTTTAGGTGGTTCAAGTTATAATGGATCTGCCGCAGTTACAATTACTAATACAGGCGTTACAAGTAACGTGGCAGGCACAGGTATTACTGTGTCAGGTGCCACAGGTGCCGTTACCATCTCTATCCCTCAGGCGATTACCACCTCATCAAACGTTCAGTTTGGTGGTGTTGGTGTGGGCACCGCCGGCGCAAGCAATGAAGTTAGAGCAACAGGTGAAGTTACTGCCTTCTACTCATCTGATGCCCGATTAAAGGAAAATGTAACACCTATTACTAACGCACTAGAAAAACTGAGTCAGATTCGAGGTGTAGAATTTGACTGGACACAAAGTCATATAGATAGTAGAGGAGGAGAAGATGGATACTTTGTACGCCGTCACGATGTCGGGGTGATTGCTCAAGAAGTTGAAGCTGTTCTTCCAGAAGTTGTTGCAGACAGAGAAGATGGATTCAAGGCGGTGAAGTATGAAAAACTTGTTCCTCTGTTGATTGAAGCTATCAAGGAATTAAAAGCCGAAGTTGCTGAGTTAAAAAAATCTCGTTAATTTAGGAGCAGTATACCATGGGTACAATACCAGCAACCGGTAGTAGAATAGGTATGGGATTTGCCGCCAAAGCATTTGGCTTGGCGAGTAATGCCAATCGCGGGACATATGCGGTTCGTTTACGAGGAAACACAAGTGACACGGCAGGGTTAGGTCAAAATGCCTGGACCACCTTGAATTCTTTAACATCAACAACAACTGATAAAAGAGGGTCAGCGGCCCCGACGGGCACGATGCAGCTCAGTGCTCATTTAGGGTTGAAATCCACCACATACTCGTATGATGGGCCGTAAATCACTTGACATTATAACTAGTAGTAGTTAGATTAAATTAATACATTATTTCTTTTTTGAGGTGAATATGACTGATATAAACATTGATACTCTAATAAACTCTATTAATGAAACTCCATCGGAATATGAAGAACGATATTTCCGATGGGTTTCTATTGGATATGATAAACCAACTCTTGTGAAGATGTTATACGAATTGAAATATCTTCGTGAACAAGAAGTACAAGATGAAAAAAAAATTGCCCTGTTTGAAAAAATTTTAAACGAGCAAGATTTAAACTTCCTTCAAAATCTATTGTCCAACGATTTTCATGCATCCAGAATGGCGATGATTGAAAAGTATTCTCGCATTGCTGCAATGGAAATTCTCATTGAAAATAAGTATTCGGTTGAGACATTGAATATCATCACACAATTTCCATTGGGAGATTATCAATTAGTTGTGATGCGTACACAAGAACTAGTATCTCTTATCAATGACATTTCTAATCAAGCCTCTGATTTGGCAGCAGGGGTGCCGGGATTATGAAAAGTTTATACACCGTAAGTAGTTGGAAAACGGGCAAGCACCAGGACAATCCTACAAAACTTGCCATCTTAGTTCCTTGTCGGGAAACGGTGGATACCTTGTTTACATCATCATTACTGGAACTTGTCAAAGCTACAACAAAGGTGGGAATGGATGTATATACTATCTTTGATACCAGTACAATTCTGTTAAATCAGCGAGAAAAGTTAGCACAACAAGCATTAGAAATGAATGCTGATTATATTCTTTGGCTGGATTCTGATATGATGTTTCCATCTACAACGGCATTACGTTTAATGGCACATGATAAAGATATTGTTGCTGCCAATTACATGAAACGGTCTACACCATTAACTACCGTGGCATATAAGATTCGAGGCGATTGGGATAGCTGGTTGCCTCTAGAATCCCAAACAGACCTAGAAAAAGTTGAAGGTATTGGTATGGGATGTATGTTAATGAAAACCCATATCCTGCATGATATACAAAAACCTTGGTTTAGTTTTGAGTGGAAAGAAAACACATGGCATGGAGAAGATTTCTTTTTTCAAGAAAAACTTCGAAACGCAGGACATGATATTTTTGTTGACATGAATCTAAGCCGTCAAATTCGACATGTGGGCAATTGGGCGTTTGGTCCTAGCATTGGAACCAATCAGGAACAAATTATTAAAAAACATATGAAGAAAAGAGAGCAAAAATAATGCTAAATAATGAAACTTGGTTGATGCACAGTGACCTTTTTGAAAACAATTGGATAATTGAACAGAAATCATGGGTCAGAACATTGGGTTGGTTTACTGATTTTATTCATACCGCAAGAGATGCTCAAGGTTGGGTACAGGCAGGTGATAGAGAATTAACTATTCATGATTACATCAATATTATTGAGGAGGTTAATTCTGAAAAGAAATTATTTTGTTTTGATAATGGCAAGTGGATTCATATTTCAGGTCCTGTGATTTTTTCAATTAAACAAACCGACGATTTAGTATTCATTGTGGGGTGGGCAGGAGAAAAATCCACTATTGAAGAATATAAAATGAATTATGATTCTCCGTGGGATTGGCCTGTTAAGCATATTATTGAAGTAGATCCTGTGTCCGCTATACACACAGTTCGAGGAAAAAATTATAACAAAAAAGAAATACCTGTATTTTTTGCGAGCAATGGGGAAAGTAATGCCAATAGAAATTGGAAACATTTAGTTGAGATATATCCTAAGGCTATACGAGTTGATGGGATTGATGGTCGAAGAAATATGTTTTTGCGGTGTGTGGATTTAACTAAAACTAGCGATCATTTTTTTGTTGTAACCGGTAAAAATTACGTTACCGATATTTCAGTATTTGATTACGTACCAGATGTAACAAATGCACACATTGTTTTTAATTCGAAAAATATGAGCAATCGTTTAGAATATGGTCATATGGGCATTGTATGTTATAATAAAAATTTAGTATTAAATACCCCCGAAGATTTCGGATTAGATTTCACCTCATATAGTCCAATTCATTCAGTTCCTAGAACAGCAAGTGAGGGCATATTTGCAACATCGGAATATGAGGCCTGGAGAACAGCGTTTCGTGAAACTGTTAAATTAACTCTAAGATTTGACCAAAACTCACAATATTGGTTATCTCGTTGGTTAGCTTTTGCTGAGGGAGATAACGCATTTTGGGTGTTAAAAGGCGCCAGAGATGGTCATGAATATGCAGTAAAGCATAAGGACAGCCCAACCCAGTTGAAAAAAACTGTTGATTGGAAATGGTTATCGCAGTATTATGAAGATAACAAATAGAAGTTCTTATAAATAGTTGGGAAGATAATTTTCCAACTATTTTACCAAAGAGTGAACATGCCTATTACAACACGACAAGAATTAAAAGATTACTGTTTGCGTCGTTTAGGATATCCTGTCATTGAAATCAATGTTGATGATGATCAAATAGAAGATAGAATTCAAGATGCCGTCGAATTTTGGCAGGAATATCATTTTGACGGCGTGGAGAAGTTGTATCTTTCTGAAGAAATCACAGCATCAACATTGAAGCTATCATCCGTGTTGGCAAACAACTTCACCGCGGGTGAAACACTCGTCGGCGGCACCTCTGGAGCATCTGGGGTTATTCATAGCATTACCAGCATCAACACCATTGACATCAAAAATGAGACCAAAGCGTTTCAAAATAGTGAAACTATTACAGGGCAAACTTCTGGATTTTCTACAGGATTGCATGCAACACTAGGATACACCCAAGGAAGTTTGGCTCGCGGATATTTTAATGTTGCTGACAACATCACAGGTGTGATTCGTGTGTTTCCATTGGGATCTGCAGGTAGTAGCACCACAGGATCAACAAACATTTTCAATGTTGTGTATCAATTTCGGTTAAACGACATGTATAATTTGTTGTCATCTGATGTTACCTATTATAATCAAGTAAAAATGCACTTACAATTACTTGATGACATGTTTTCCGGCGAAAGAACCATTCGATTCAACAGAAAAATGAATCGTATCTATCTTGATGTGAATTGGGCCGAGACATTTACCATCGGGGATCATGTCATCTTTGAAGCCAATGCCATCATTAATCCTGAAGTGTATCTTGAAGTGTACAATGACATGTTCTTGAAACGGTACGCCACCGCGTTGATTAAAAGACAATGGGGTGATAACATGAAGAAGTTTCAAGGCATGAAACTCCCAGGCGGCGTGGAAATGAATGGACAACTCATCTATAATGAATCCATGGAAGAAATACGACAAATAGAAACGGAAATGCAAAACCGGTATGAACTCCCGGTTGATTTCATGGTAGGATAGCATGGCAACAAATTTCTATTTTCAATCTGGTAATACTTCGGGAACAACAAACGAACAACGTCTTATAGAAGATTTAATTATTGAATCAATTTCCATATATGGACATGATGTCTATTATCTTCCTCGTTCATCCGGTAATCTAGATAACATATTAGGAGAAGATGTATTAAGTCAATTTGATGCTGCCATTCCATTAGAAATGTATTTGGCAGATATTCAAGGATGGGAAGGCAATGGTGAATTATTTACAAAATTTGGTATCAGTGTGACTGACCAAGCCACATTTGTTGTTTCCAAACGTAGATGGGAAGATACGGTAGGCGCAAGTCCTACAGATTCACTTCAACTTCCAAATCGTCCTGCCGAAGGAGATTTAATTTATCTCCCAAAAACCAACAGTATGTTTGAAATTAAGTTCGTGCAACATCTTGATCCATTTTATCAATTAGGAAAATTTTACGTTTATAGTATGAGCTGTGAATTGTATCAGTATAGTTCAGAAGTGTTTGATACAGGAATCGCAGAAATTGATAGTACAGTTGATACTATTACACAAGATGTTTTTGAATATGAAATACTATCTCAAACCGGTGAAAGATTGTTATCACAGACAGGCTATGCTATAATTAAACAAGATTTCAACACAACTAGCAATGTGCCATTTTCCGATACTGAATTTTTTGAATCTGAAGGCGGAGACATTCTTGATTTTTCTGAAGTCAATCCATTCGGTGAATACTAATGTTTAATAATCAACATTTCTATCATCAACATATTCGAAAAGCCATCATTGCATTTGGAACATTATTCAATAATATTACACTACGCAGAATAAATGCAGAAGGAGAAGTTGCACAAAGTTTATTTGTGCCGTTAAGTTATGCGCCTAAACAAAAATTTATTGACCGTATTCGTGAAGCCCCTGAATTAGAAACAGGTCGCGCAACGTTTCAAATTACATTGCCTCGCATGGGATTTGAAATAACAAATTTCAGCTATGATGCGTCTAGAAAATTAGCAGTTACACAAAATGTTCGTGCGGTTGACACCTCAGGCACAACAAATACCGGTATTCGATATTCATATATCTCAACCCCATATAATATGGGAATTAGTTTAAGTATATTTGCAAAAAATCAAGATGACGGTCTACAAATTATAGAACAAATTCTTCCGTATTTTAATCCTGATTTCAATGTCACTATTAATGAAATTCCTGAATTAGGCGTGAAACGTGATTTGCAAATTGTACTAGATAATATCAGCTATCAAGATGAGTGGGAAGGGGGATTTGATAAACGGTTGAGTGTAATTTGGGATTTAAATTTCACCGTTAAAATGAATTTCTTTGGTTACGTCCAAGATGCCAATATCATCAAGAAAACAATACAAAATATATACACAGATTATGGATTATTTGAAGGGGGGTCTCCTACAAATGCTCAAGTGGGTAGACGCATCACAACTACAATTGACCCCGAGGAGGCAACTCCAATAGATAATTATGAATTTGTGCAGGAGTTTGATGACATTTTTTCCAGTGAAATATGACATTTACTAATTTAGATGAAAAATTTGGCGTTGTATCTACAACAAACGAGGAAAGTAATACATCAATCTTGCCGGTTGTTGAAGATGATGCTCAACATGCCAGAGAAACTTTACGTAATTTAATTGATAAAGGCAATGAAGCCATTGACGGCATTTTACATATTGCCAAGAATAGTGATCATCCTAGAGCATATGAAGTTGCAGGTCAGCTCATCAAGACGGTTTCTGATACTGCAAAAGATTTACTAGAAATTCAGAAACGTAAGAAAGATTTAGAAAAAGAAGATAAACCTAAAATTCAAACACAAAACAATTTATTTGTTGGCTCGACACATGAACTATTAAAGGCAATGAAACAAGCTAGTAATCCTATTGCCATACAAGATGTAAATGACTGAAGAAAATAATTCGTATCATGGTAATCCTAATTTAAAATCTATTGGACATCAACATCAATTTACTCCTGAAGAAATTCAAGAAATTGCCAGATGTCAAAAAGATCCTATTCACTTTATTGAGAACTACTGTCATATTGTCACACTTGACCATGGTCTTAAATTGTTCAAGTTGTATGATTGTCAGAGAAACAAAGTTAATATTATATTAGGAAATAGAAAAGTTGTGTTAATGGAAGGTAGACAGCAAGGTAAAACTATTACTTCAGCTGCCTGTATTTTATGGTACACCTTGTTCCAAGAAAGTAAAACAGTTGCCATTCTAGCAAACAAAGGATCTGCGGCGCGTGAAGTGTTGGATCGGTATCAAATCATGTATGAACATCTACCCATGTGGATGCAGCAAGGTGTTCGTACTTGGAACAAGGGTAATGTTGAACTTGAAAACGGCAGTAAAGTATTTACAGCGGCTACAACAGGCTCAGGTATTCGAGGCAAATCTGTTAACTGGTTGTATATTGACGAAGCTGCCATCATTCCTAACAACATTGCAGAACAATTCTTTGCATCAGTATATCCTACAATTTCTGCAGGTAAAACTACGAAGATTCTATTAACATCAACTCCTCTAGGATATAATCACTTCTGGAAGTTTTGGAATGAAGCGGAAAAAGGAAAAAATGGGTTCGTTCATCATTTTATTCCCTACTGGGAAATCCCTGGGCGTGACGAAGCATGGGCGGAAGAACAACGTAAAACGCTGGGGGAGGTGAAGTTTAATCAAGAAGTTCTCTGTCAATTTTTAGGATCAACTAACACCTTAATCAACGGGTCTACTTTGGCGCATATGAGTAGCATGGATCCTGTATTTTATAATGAAATGGGGTTGTCTATATATAATGAGCCACAAAAGGATAAATTATATGTTATCATCGTTGACGTTTCTCGAGGAGTGGGGGGAGATTATTCCGCTTTCACTATTGTTGATGTCACAGATATGCCATATACACTTGTAGGTAAATTTAGAAACAATACAATTTCTCCAATGCTTTTTCCAGATGTCATTGTAAAAGCAGCAAAGGATTACAATAATGCATATATACTTGTAGAGACCAATGATATTGGGGGTCAAATTTCAGACATTATCCACAGTGAACATGAATATGAAAATTTATTGTGTACCATACAAGAAAACAAACAGACATATATTAGCCCAGGATTTGCTAAATCGACCACAATGGGAGTTAGAACAACAAAGTCGGTGAAACGACAAGGATGTTTCGCTATTAAATCTCTCCTCGAGGAGAAAAAACTAAATATATTTGATGCCGAAGTCATTCATGAATTTTCCACCTTCATTGAAAAAAATGGCACATTCGTGGCAGATGAAGGATATCATGATGATTTAGTGATGACTTTAGTACTATTTGGCTGGCTCACGACCAATCAATATTTCCGTGAACTCACAGACATTAATGTTCGTGAGAGAATTTACAAACAACAAATGACTCAAATTGAAGATGAGTTGACTCCATTTGGGTTTATAGATGACGGATCTTCAGACAGTATATTCATTGAGGGCAATATTGTATGGTCAACAGACAAATCCTTGCCATGGAACCAACTTTATAAAGATTAGTATTTTGAAGGTGTGTAGAATTATAAATATTATAAACCGTAGTGTAATCACGCCCTGAAAATACTATTAAGATTTCAATCACTAACAGGAGAATAAAATGGCATTTCAATTATCACCAGGTGTACTTGTAGTCGAAAAAGACCTAACAGGTATCGTTCCTGCTGTTGCCACATCAATAGGGGGCTACGTGGGAGCCTTCCAATGGGGCCCAGTAGAAAAAATTACAACCATTAGCAACGAAACTGAACTTACTAAAACATTTGCCAAGCCAAACACCACAGTTGCCGCTAGCTGGTTCTCGGCAGCTAATTTCTTGGCATACGGCAATAACTTAAAGGTTGTTCGTGCAGTAGGCACCGCAGCAAGAAATGCGGTAACATCAGGCACAGCAATTCTTATTAAGAACGAAGACCAATGGGATGCACAATATTCAACAGGTGCAGGGGCGGTGGGTGAATATGCCGCCAAGTTCCCAGGTGTTTTAGGAAACTCATTAAAGGTGTCAGCATGTGACTCATCAGGATTCGGAGCCTGGGCATATAAATCATCATTTGATGTTGCTCCAGGAACATCCGATTACCTAGTATCACTAGGAAACACAACTGCAAACGATGAAATGCACATTGTGGTTGTCGATGAAGATGGTCTATGGACAGGTACACCCGATACAGTGTTAGAAAAGTTTGCCTTTACATCAAAGGGGGGCGATGTCAAAAGTACAGACGGTTCAAATGCCTTCTATCGTGATGTATTACGTGGTTCACGGTATATTACCTGGATGGATCACGTGGCTGGCACAAACTGGGGTAGTGCTGCATCTTCATCAATCACATATGACGGATTAGGTTCAGACGATTGGTCATTGACTGGTGGCGTTACAGACGACGCTCCTACGACCGGCGCACTTCAACTAGGTTGGGACTTATTTGCCAATGCAGAAATTGTTGATGTAAATCTTTTATTCAACGGTCCCAATTCATTAGCCGTGGGACAATACATGATTCAAGTTGCACAAGCACGTATGGATTGTGTAGGATTTGTTTCACCTCTCTTGGCATCTGTGTTGAATAATTCAGGAGATGAAGCCGATGACATTATCACAGATCGTCAGTCCACATTAAATGTCAATACATCATATGGTGTCATGGACTCGGGTTGGAAGTATCAATACGACAAGTATAATGACTTGTATCGTTGGGTTCCATTGAACGCCGACATTGCAGGTCTCTGCGCACGTACTGACACCATTGCCGATCCTTGGTTCTCACCAGGTGGTTTAAATCGTGGTCAAATCAAGAATGTTGTGAAGTTGGCATATTCGCCAAACAAGACAGACCGTGATGAACTATATAAGAATGGTATCAACCCAGTTGTATCATTTCCAGGCGAAGGAACTGTGTTGTTTGGTGACAAGACACTTCTTGATAAGCCATCAGCGTTCGACAGAATCAACGTTCGTCGTTTGTTCATCGTGTTAGAAAAGGCAATTGCCACGGCAGGTAAGTATCAATTGTTTGAATTCAACGATGCATTCACACGTGCCCAGTTCCGTAACTTAGTTGAACCGTTCTTGCGTGATGTGCGTGGTCGTCGTGGTATATATGACTTCCGCGTTGTATGCGACGAAACAAATAACACAGGCGAAGTCATTGACCGTAACGAATTCGTAGCTGACATTTTCATTAAGCCAGCTCGTTCCATCAACTTCATGCAGCTAAACTTCATCGCAACACGCACAGGCGTGAGCTTTGAAGAAGTCGTAGGCGCCTAAACTAAATAACTTATAGGAGATAGATACAAATGGATATTACCCAATTTAGAAATAAGTTAGGCGCAGGTGGTGCTCGTCCAAATCAATTTTTGGTAACACTTACTTGGCCTGCAGTAGTAGGTGTAGCAGCTTCCGATGACTCGTTGCTAGTAACGGCAGCTGCTCTACCCGCGTCAAACGTTAACCCAACCATTGTTCAGTATCGTGGTCGTGAAGTCAAGATGGCAGG